ATCATGCACATCATTTCTTCTTGCCCTTCTTTTTGCTTTTCTTAAGTGTTTCTTGTGAGTTTTTATTTGCTTCTATAACTCTTGCAGCAATATCTTCATCAGTTAATGGCATTGCAGTATCACCTTGACCTGTTAATGCTTCCATGAAAGTCTTTCTGTCATAAATTTTAGTTTTCTTCTGTAGCCCTGCTTGTGCATTAAACTCATTAGTGAGCATCATTAGTGTCCAAACAGCTACATCAAGATCACAGACTTTACTTTGGTCAAAGTCTTCACCTTTATAATCAGCTTTAAGATATTCTAAAGCTCTAGTTGCTTCAACTGGATCAACACCATTAATAACATACTCTAATGTTTTTTGTATTGATCTACTAAATGCACCTGATATTTTTATATCTACAGTATCTTCATCCGGAACTGTTGCAAATACATCTTCTGGTAATTGTTCTGACAATTCTACCATTTCTTGTATTGCTTTTTTGTCTATTTCTTCCATTTTAATTAATGTTTTTATAGTACAAAGATATGAAATATAATTAAATAAACACAAGGTTAACACGTTTTAATTTTGTATATTTGTTAATCAAAAAACCAGATATGGAACCAAGTATTTTATCACCTGAAATGGCCAAAGATGTGGCTAATTTCATTGAGAATTTTGAAAATAAACATAAGTATTCAGTTAACATAACTGTAGGCGGCTTAACAAGCTCTATAAACATAGTAGATAATCCTGAAAGAGTATCATTAAAAGACCTTTCTAATTTTGTTGTTATGTGTATGCATGAGTTTGATAAAAGTCTTATAGTATATAATAATCTATCTGATGTTAAGACAAGAAAGAGAGATGTTCTTATTTGGATACAGTTATTTTCTTATCTAGCATGGAAGTATGGATACAGTAAAAGTAATATTGCTAGATTCTTAAATAAAAATCATGCAACAGTCATACACAGTATAAAAACTATAGAAAATTTTAGAGATACCAATGATGTAGAATTTGTTGCCATTTATAAACATTTTGAAAACTATTTAAAAAATTATGTGGGAACTACTACAGGAAATATTGATAGACAAACTTACACCAAATCAGCTATTGCTTCTATATGCAATTGAAAATAGTACTAGCATACAAACTATTAATCCTCATTTAGAAATAAAAGGATTAGTAGATAATAAGTATGTTGAGTATGAACCGGGTAAGAAAGTCACTATAACTAATAAAGGTAAGGACATTATAACTAAATATAATTCTTATTTTACCAAAGCTAAAAAGAAAACTAATATCCATATAATGGGTAAAGAATATGTAGATATGGTAGAAGAATATAGAGAGTTATTTCCTGCAGGTAAATTACCACACGGTAAACCAGCAAGAGTAAATGTAAAAACCTTGATAAATAATTTTAGATGGTTCTTTCAAAACTATGATTACACATGGGATGAAGTTATTGCTGCTACTAAACGTTATGTTAATGAGTATGCACAAAAAGATTATCTGTATATGCAGACTAGTCAATACTTTATATCCAAAGCTGATCAATCCAAAGTTAAGCAATCACAACTTGCTGATTATTGTGATATGATTAGAGATGGAGTAGAGGAAGAAGATAATAATCATTTTAGTGAAAACGTAGTATGAGTAAACAAGCATGGAAAGGACAACATAATGCTTTTGAAGAAGCACTTAGATATATGCTTGATAGACAATCAGGTAAAGAAAAATCTATATATACACCATGGCCTAAGTTTAATGATGCTGTAACAGATGGATTAGAGTGGAATACTCTTACTGTTATTGGCGGTAGACCAGGGTCAGGTAAAACTTTAATTAAGGATCAGATAGTTAGAGAATCATTTGTATTAAATCCTGCAGATGAATTCAGAGTATTAGAATTTCAGTTTGAAATGGTAGGTAGAACCTCAGCAATAAGAGAATTTAGTTCTATAACCGGTAAAACATACAAAGAGTTATGTAGTGCTGGATCAACATTAAGTTCAGATGTATTTAACAGATGTCATTTGTATGCAAAAGATAGAGTTAAGTTTCCTGTTGATATTGTATCTACACCTATGACTGTAAATCAAATGCGTGAGCAAGTTGATATGTATATGAATGAACATAAAGGTCAGAAAACTATTATAACATTAGATCATACTATACTAGTAAAGCGTGCACCATATCAAAACAATAGGTTAGATATGTTGTTTGAGTTAGGTGAATTCTTTACACAAGTAAAGCGTGAGTATCCGTGTTTATTTATAGCACTATCTCAACTTAACAGAAACATAGATAATCCAGATAGAGCAGTAGATGGTAAGTATGGTAACTATATTCTTGAGTCAGATATATTTGGCTCAGATGCTATGTTACAACATGCTGATACTTTAATTGGTATTAACCGACCTGCTAAACAAAAGATTAAATACTATGGTCCTGATAGATATATGATAAATGATGATAAAACATTAGTATTACATTTTCTTAAAGCAAGAAATGGTGATGCACGTATGTCATTCTTTAAAGCAGCGTTTGAAAGAATGGAAATATTAGAGATGGAAACACCACCTCAAGCTCCAAGAAGACAAGTTTAATAAATAAAATAATATGACACCAGCTGAAAGAAAGAAAAAAGTAAAGGAGTTGTTTAATGAACATGAAGAGTATTTTACTTCTAATAATATTAAACATCCATTATACATTCCTAAGATGGCTTATAGGCCACCTGGTAAGGATGAAAAGCATATATCTTTTTTCCCTAGTGAGTTACAAAAGGGAGAAGATATATATACAGAGTTTGTAAGTATTGATTATGACTCTGAAGATCCAAAGAGAACATTATACTTCTTAAAGCATAATCCTCATTGGTCTGAAGAATATGAATTAGTTACATCAAAATCAGGACATGCTAGACATATCATTCCTATTGGTGAACTAAAAGTAATCAATGATATAAACTCAAGAACTAATGCGCAAGTAGCTAGCCTTGCAGATGCAGTAACTAAGTTAACTACACAGGATATTAACATTAATAATCCTGAAACAGAAAGAACTATGTTAGATGTAGCAAAAGGTATAGAAAAAGCGTTGATAGGTATTCAAAACCTATTGAGAAACATTAATAGAAATCAATTAAATCAATAAAAATGGCACAAAGCGTATTAATTATTGCTGACTCAGGGTCAGGTAAATCAACAAGTATGAGGAATCTTCCTGCAAAGGAGACCTTTATAATTAACATTGCAAATAAACCTTTACCATTCAAAGGATGGAAGAAAGATTATACTAACATTAGTAAAGATAATCCTAAAGGTAATATGACTTCAGCTTCTTCAGCTGCTGGTATTATTAAAGCAATGAAACATGTTAATGATAACATGCCGCACATCAAAACATTAGTTGTAGATGATTGGCAGTATATGTCCAGCTTTGAATATTTTGATAGAGCTAATGAGAAAGGTTATGATAAGTTTACTCAAATTGCGGCTAACCTAGCACAAGTTGCTAAGATGCCTAAAGATATGAGAGAAGATCTAACTATCTTTTTCTTAACTCATTCAGAAGATAGCACTGATATAAATGGACACAGAAAAGTTAAAGCTAAAACAATTGGTAAAATGATTGATAATACTTTAACATTAGAAGGATTATTTTCTATAGTTTTGTTTGGTCATGTAAAGAAAGATGATGACGGACAATTACATTATGGATTTGATACTGTAAATAACGGGGAGAATACATGTAAATCTCCAATGGGAATGTTTGAAGATTCCTTTATAGATAATGATTTGCAATTAGTTAAAGACTGTATTGCAGAGTATGAGAACTAAGTTAATTAATTAAAAAAGTAAAAAAAATGTTAAACACTAAAGACATGCAAGTAGGAGCCGGTAAAGTTAGACCTTTAATTGGCCCAGGTAACAACGTAATTAAAATCAATTCAATTACATTTGATCAAACACCATATGATTCTGAAGCATACAATGTAATGCTACATGTAGAAACTAAGCCAGTTGGCGGAGACTTTGAAGGATTCTTTAGAGATAAAGATAATGAGTCTGCAGGTAGATATGAAGGACAAATTGGTAGAGTTAGAATGACGCCATATCCTTACAAGACTACAACATTACCAAGTGGTAGAGAAATTGATAGAGATCAAGAAGTTCTCAAGTCTATGATATTCTTAAGTGAAGTAATGAATAAAAGAAATGAACTAGATGCAATAGAAGCTAGTACAATTGAAGACTTTGTATCTTCTACTAGTAAATTATTTGCTGGTTCTTTCTTTAATGTATGTTTAGGATCACGTGAGTGGGAAAACAAAGAAGGATATATTAATAATGATTTATATCTTCCTAAGTTATCTAAGGACGGTGTACCTGCTGAAGAATTAGATAAAGCAAACTCAAGACTATTGACTTTTAATGAGGCAACTCATGTAAGAAAAGTACAAAAGAAAGCTGAGTCAACTACATCTAATGCAAACTTTGAACCAGCTATGAATGGTTCTGCAGGATCTGACTTTGATTTATAGTATATAACAAAAGTAGCGGGTGCTGAATGGTGTAATTCCAGACGTGGTCATACCAGCTTAATTGAGGAGAAAATATTTTCAGACCAACCCTCAGCCCCAAACTTTTAAATCTAATACTATGTTTACTACAAAAGGATTTGCTGATAATAAAAATGATGT